AAGTCGTTGACCATGTAGCCTTCGGGCATGCCGCCCGCGGTGGACATGATCGCGTTGACGTCGTTGTCCGCCGTGCCGGGGCGCAGTTCCGTCTTGGTCAGGCGGATGGCGACCGGCTCAAGCTGCGGCGGCACGATGAGCTTCCGGGCGCGGGCGAAGACCTTGAGGCCTGCCTGATCCTTGAAGTTCGTCCGCACCGAGATCATCGCGTTCAGCAGCGACGCCTCGTTCAGGTCGACCTGAACCGCAGGCTTGTTGGATACCGTGCCGCCGTCGATGGGGTGATCGGTGGCACAGAGTGCCTTGCCGTCGCCGCCGATGGAGGCATTGTAGGTCGTCGCCGTGTTCAGGATGTTCGCGCCGTAGATTTCCTTGGTCTGCTGAAAGGATTCGATCAGGCCGAGGTTCGACGGGTGGAACTGCGTCTTGTACAGGTTGTCGTCGATGGCCTTGCGAGTGATCGCGTAGCCAAGGGCGATTTCCGTGTGCTCCTGATTGTAGACGAAGCGTTCGCCGGCGGCGTTGTCAAAGGCGGTCTGGCCGCCTTCGGTCTTGAGCTGGGCGAGCCCGAGGTACCGCATTTCGGCGGTGCGTTCGAGAGCCATCTTCGAGTCGTGCTTGGTGAAGATCTTGTCGTACTGAGACGGGATCATCTCGTACTTGCCCTCGACGCCACGCAGGCCGGGGAGGAGCAAGTCCTTGATGGCGGAAAGATTAACAGCCATTGGTCATTACTCCTTAGCTGATGCCGGTCGGGCCGGCGCCATTCGAGCGCAGCCACTCGTTGTTGAAGCCGACGATGACCTTGTTGTAGGCCGTGGTCGGATCAGCACCGGGGGCGCCCGGAGGGGCGGCGATCAGACCTCGCACGATGAACGGGAACGTCGCCGTGGTGTTGGCGGTGTCGAGATACGCGCCGGACTGGCCGGTGCTCGCGTCGCCCGTGCCGATGGCGAACTGGGCGTACTGGCCAACCTTCGAGCTGGTGACCGTGGTCAGCGTGCCCGTGATGTTGAAGGTCGTGCTGGTGCCCATGACTTCGAACTGCGCGTTCGGGTCGTCGATGATGTACGCCTCGATGTCGCCGCTGGCGTCGCTGCCGGGCCAGTAGCTGTTCCACACGGTGCGCTTCTGCGAAACCGAGAGGTACTTGCAGCCGACGAAGATGCCGGCGAGCGTGGTGGTGCCGGCGGCGCCCTGCGTGATGTAGCCGTTCGCGGTCGAGATGACCGGCATCACCGGGTCGCCCGAGTAGATCGGGGTGCTGTTGGTGGACGCGATCAGGCGGGTCGACTGCGCGAAGGTGGGAGCGCCACCCGAGCCGCCGTAGTACTGCCGGAAACCGAAGGGCGAGTTCGTGTTCGCCATACCGGAAACTCCTTTGTGAAGGAAGGTCCGCTAGCGTCCCGAGACGTTGCAAGAGCCGTGAAAATTGAAGCCTCACACCGAGGAGGCAGGATGTATAATGCGCCAAGACGGCGGCGGGCTTCAACTTGACATACTGACAATAAAAAAGGGGCCTCTCGGCCCCCTTTTCATGTGCGGTGAGCCCTAGTCGTCCTTCGGGATCGGCATCGCCTCGAAGCTTTTCTTGATCGAGGGCCGCGTGCGTGCGTCGGAGAATTCGCGCTCCATCGTGCCGGGAGGAGCCGCATTGAGCTGCTGCTCCTTGGCCTTGATCTGGTTGCGCGCCTTGCGCAGGTCCAGTTCCTCGATGCGCTCGGTGATCTCCCGCGGGCGCTGCATCAGGACCATGCCCTTGCGCTCGATGGTTTCACCCTTCCAGCCGGCGGGCATCATCTCCGGATGTCGCCGGGAGGGGACGGCCTCCCACCCGGTGCGCGCGAGCGCGACCTGATACGCGGGGTCTTCCTGCCCCATGATCGTGCGGCGCTTCCACTCGTATGTCCAACCGTCAGGTATCTGGTCGGGCGAGAAGTAGAATTCGTCGATGCCCTCGTCCATGCTGCCAAGATGGCCAAGGATTACCGCGGCGCGGCGCTTGGCGGCGGCGCGGGGGTCGTCGTCGCGCAGCTCCGGGCGCATGTCGGGACGTGAAGACGTGTCGAGGGCCGTCTCTTCGACGGCTTCTTCGGGGCGGCGCGTGCGGCGGCGGCGGCCGCCGGCGGTCTGGGGCAGTGTGTCCATCAGTTCAACCGTCCTTCCTTCTTGAGCGCGACCTTGTTCTTCGCGTACTCCTCGGGGGTCATCTTCATCATGTCGGCCATCTCACGCTCCTCGGAGGTGAGACGCACCACGTTGCCTCCCCGTGTTTCACGGGAAACAGGCGCCGCAGGCGGCGGCGTCGAGCGCCGCGAGGCGGACGACAGAGGCTCTTCGGCGGCGGGAGCCTTGCGGACCCCCAGCAGCGTCTCGACGTTGGCGAAATAGTCTTCGCTGTCGGCGGCGTGGCCGTCGGCCACGGTCATGTTGTGCGCCGCGATCATCTTCTGGTTCAGGCGGGGGTCCGTCACGAACTGCGGGTGCCTGCGCACCCACTCGGCCGAGCGCGACGAGAGCTGCGAGGCAAACGCCTCGACAGGATCCGACGGGCGCGAGACGGGCATCACGGGCTGCGGAGTGTTCTCCAGCGCCTGCTTGCCCTGTTCGAGCTGCAGGAGCTTGGCGGCGTGTGTCCCCATCTCCTCCTGATAGCTCGCGGCGGCGTCGTAGTCGCCGTTCGACATGGCCGCCTTGTAGTTGGCCTTGGCGATCTCGTTGCTCTGGCGCAGCGTGTCGATGGCGTTCGACACGAGGTGCAGGTTCGTCTCCTGCACCGTGCCGCGCGCCTCGTGCGCCGCGACTTCGGCGCTGTGGCGAGCCGTCTCGGCCGCCTTGGCGCGAGCCTCCGCGGCCTCCAGCCTCTGCTTCAGGTCGTCAACGCCTTCCTCAAGCGTGAGTTCCTTCGGCGTCGCGTCTTCTTCGACGACGATATCTTCGTTTTCGGTGCTCATTGCGTCCTCACCACACACGGTCGGGCTGGTCGACCTTGCCCCTGATCGCCGTATCGTCGATCAGTCTGCAGGCGACGCCGTTGACGTTGATTGCCCAGCCATCGCTGGGGCGGAAGATGACCCAGTCGCCTTCGGCGATGCCGGCGTCGACGAACCACTCGCCGCGCTCGTCAACGAAGGCCCTCGGACCTTTTTTCACGACAAGGCCCGCCTTGCCCTGAATGCGGTCCTCGGAGGTGTAGTTGTCCGTCAGGTAGATGCCGGATTTGGTCCGGCTCGGCCGCACGTAGATCGCGACCAGAACCGAATTGTTGAAGACATCGACACCGCTCGTGTCGCCAAGTGTCGCGAGCAAGTCCTTTTTCGGGTCGACGTCGTGCTTCATTGCCATCTGTGGCATGTCAGCTCCTCTCTGCGCCTTTAGTGATAGCCTCCGCTTCCTCATAGATGTCGAGCGCCTCGCGGAGGCCTTGGAAGCGCCCGGTTTCCCGTGCGTACTCACGCTCGGTCATCGTCCCGTTCATCACGTTGTGCGTGATGACGGTCATGCGTTCGGCGGCAAGGTCATTGAACTTGCGGCCAAGTCTCGTGTCGAATTTCACTGGCTCCTCCCAGTGGCCGAAGGTGGGGCGCCGCGCCGCGAGGAGTCAGCGCAGCGCCCCGTCGCCGGCCGGCGATTATTTCTTATGCTTCTGGATCGCGATCTTCTCGATGCGGCCCATGCCGCCCAGAGCGCCTGCGTCCATGTCCTTGTAGGAGCGCGCGCGGCCGCCCGACAGGCGCCCCACACGCTTGCCGTGCTCAATCTCGACCTTCTCCAAACGGCCCATGCCGCCCAGAGCGCCTGCGTCCATGTCCTTGAAGGACTTGTAGGCGGCGCGGCCGCCGCTCTTGCGCGGCATCGGGGGCATGTCCGGAGGGCCGCCCAGACCCGGGGGCGGGCCGGGCGGCGGCATCGGCATCGGGGGCATGCCCCCGCCCATGCCCGGGGGAGCAATCGGCGGGACAGGCATCGGCGACGGCGTCGGCATCTTGGGCATCATCGCCTGCTGATCGTCGGGCTTGCCGGCGTTGATCGAGATGACGATGTTGGTCTTGCCCTTGGTGCGGCCGCCGCTCTTGCGCTCGGCGCGGCCGCCTGCGGCCTTCGGCATGCGGCCGCCGGTGGGGCGCGTGCCGCCGTAGTAGGTGCCGCCGCCGCTCTTCTTGCCGATGCCCTTGTCCTTGATCAGGGCGTCGATGCTCTCGTACTTGGGGCCGCGCGGCGGCATGTCTTCGTAGTTGTCAGTCGAAGACTTGCCGGGTGCGTAGCCGCGCGTCGGGGCGTCGCCGGGAATGGCCTTGCCGCCGCTGTCCTTCTTGGTGCGGCCGCCCTTCGTGTAGCGGCCCGCGATGCGGCGGCCCGACGGGGGCAGCGGCGTGTTGGACACGTCACGCGGCATCGGCTGCTTCTCAGCTTCCGCGGCCATTTTATCGAGGTTGGCTATCTGGTAAGGCGTCATCTTGGCGTTGGGGTCCATCTTGCCGCCGTCGGCCTTCTTGGTGCGGCCGCCGCTCTTCAGGCCCTCGTTCTTGCCCCCGATGAGGCGCTTTCCGATGGACACGAACGGCATGAGCGCGTCGAGAAGGCCAATGCTGCCGCCCTCGCCCTTGTGCGCGGGGCCGCCCTTCTTCAGCTTGATGTCTTCCTTCGCGCCGTCGTGCAGGTTCTCGGCGTGCTGGCGCAGCGCCTTCCTGATCATCTTCTTGTCCTGCTCGACGTCGCCGCCGCTCTTGTAGCCGCCGACGTGGGCGTCGCCGCCCTCGCGCGCGAGGTTCGCCTTCTTGTCGTTGCGGTTGATCAGGTCGGTCACCAGCGACCGGCCGCCTGCCTTGCGCTGCTTGCGGTCGGCGCGCATGGCGGTGGGGCTGCCCTCGATGACCTTGCCGCCCTTCCTGTAGGCGCGGCGCGTCAGGGGGCGCATGCCCGTCTTCATGTCGGTGTTCATCATCTCGGGCGGCGACCAGCTCGACGCGTCGACCTTGGTCTTCGGATCGCCCTTGCCACCCATGCGGGAGGCCTTGGCCTTCATGGCCGCGCGTGCGGCCTTCGACATCTCACTCATTTATTTTCTCCGTGTTACCGCGAGCGCACGCTCGACAATGTTGGTTGCGCGCCCACCGCGCTTGAGGTTGCCGTCGCCACCGCTTCCGCCGTCGCTCCCATCACCGTCGCCGCCCAGTATCTCGGTCGGTGAGGGTCCGTAGTTCGTCTGGTAGTACGGCATTGCATCGGCGGCGAATTGTACCGGCGCAACGGCGGGTGCGGGCGCGGCGACCTTCGGGGTCGTCGGGAACATCTCTTCGTAGGTCTTGCCGTTCAACGCCTGCGCCATCATGCGCTGGTAGGCATCGTTGGGAGCCTGCCCCGTCGCCTGTCGCTCCATGCGCTGGTAGGCTCCGTAGGGGGCCTGCGGCATGGCCTGCTGCTGCTGCTGCGGGCCCTGCGCCGCAACCTGCCGGTTGAGGTCGCTGAAGGACTGGTGCAGGTTCTGCTGGAGCTGTTCGACGCCGCCGCCGGGTGTGTAGCCGACGCGGCCCCCGGTCTTCAGGCCGTATTGTTTCTGCCGTTCGAGGCCCTGCATGGTGCTGTCCAGCTGGCGCTGGTTGAGCGGCTGGATGTTCTTCTGCTCCTCGAAGATCTTACGCGCAGAGCTGCGGCCGACAGGGGACGCTGAATACGGGTGAATGATGTCCCCCGCCACCGTCGGCTTCATCAGACGTTGTTCGATCACGTCAGGTGCCGCGTAGTGGCGCTGTACAAGCGGTACATCGCCAACATACTCGCCCGCCGTCGGCGCCGAGTACGTGCCATGCTTGAATTTGGTCTCTTCAACCATCTTACTCGGGTCAAGCTGCACGACACGATGGCCCAACATGTTCCCCGACGCCTTGAAGACGTCGGGGTCGGTGATGGCGACGCGTGTGACGCCGATCTGCGGGAACCCTTTATCCTTCCACGACTTTTTGTCCATGTGCTGGAGGATGCCGCTGCGCTGCTCACCGGGGAGTGTGCGCGCGAACTCGCTGGCCTCCTTGGCGTTCAGGATGCCGGGCCACTTCTCCAACGCCTTGCTCGCCGAGGGCCGCTTCTTGATCGGCATGTGCATGCCCTGCTTGATCTCAGCGTCGAACGCAGCCGCGTCTTCCTTGCTGATATCGCGCCCGGGTATCTGCGCCATCACCGCGTCGAACATGTGGTGCGCGCTATCGACAGCGCGGGGGCCCATGGGCGCGTAGACGCCGTAGACGGGGCCTTTGTCGGCGGCGCGACGGATCGTGTTGGTGAGCGACGTGGCGTGCCCCGGCGCGTTGGCCCACACGAGACCGGGGTTCAGCTCGCGCATGTAATTGGGTCCGGCGTGCAGGTCGACCGGCCACGCCAACGGTTCGCCGTTGATACGGGTAAGGCGCCCGAACGTGGAGCGGTCGCCGCCCAGATTGACAAAGGAGCCGCCCTTCTTGTGCAGGTCTTCCCACGACATCTTGCGGACGGGCTTGGGCGTCACACCCGGCAGGCCCGCAAGTTTGACGGCCACCTCTTCAGGTGAGCGATCCTGCGAGATGTTGTAGTAGCCGCCGGGGGACGTCGTGGTCGTCGGCACCTTGAACGTCGAGGCGATGCGCAACGCTTCCTTCACATGCTCGGGGTCACCACTGAAGGGGCTGACAGTCTTTTCGAGGGCGGCGCGAACCTGCGAAGGGGTGGCGTCAGTGAAGGCTTCGGGCGGCAGTGTCTGCCGTAACGCGGCGGCCACCGGATGGTCGACGGCACCGCCCTTCTTATAGCCCTGCCGGCCGCCGTCCTTGGCGCCGCGCAGCGCCTGCATCAGGTCGTCGTGCGTCGTCTCTCCGCCGCCAGTCTTGTCCCAGATCGTGTGATGCGTGAGGTGCTGGTAGAACGGCGACATCGACTTGTCGTGCTTGAGGCCCAGCTCGGTCTGGCGGTCGGCCAGCCGGTTCACGGCGGCCTCTTTCGCGCCCTTGGGGCTCAAGTACGGCGCGGCCTTCTTGGTCGACTGCCCCGTGTTCAGGATGATCTGACGCGCGTCGAGCGTCGGCTGGTCGCCGCGGCCCAACATCGACGCGAAGAAGCCCGCCTTGCTCTCGGCGATGCCCGGCACGCGCATCTCACCGCGCCATTCCTCCGGGCTCGACTGGCCGCGGTGCGCGCGTGCGATCAGCTCGGATACGCGGCCCTCCTGACCCGGCAGGTTCTTGGGTGCCCAGCGCAGCGCCTTGCCCTCGGCGGTGTCGGGCAGGCCGAACGCGCCCATGGACTTGATCGCGTCCCGCACCGCCTCCTCGTCGACGCGGCCGGCCTCGGCCTCGTCGAGGTATCGCTGGCCCATCTTGGTGTGCAGCCAGTGGCCCATCGCGCCCTCAGGGCGCAGCGTTCCCTGCAGGCCTTTCGGCAGCGCATCGAAGCCGTACTCGGGGTTCTTCGGGCGGCGCACGGTCGACACCGGCAGCGCGCCGCGGCCAATGCTGGAGCGTGTGATCGCGTAGGCCTTGATCAGGTCGCGCGGCGTCAGGCCCTGAGTGGCGGCGCGGCGCGCCGTCTCGTCCATGAACTCGCCGAACTTGTGGACGTGGCTCGGGATCTCGTCGAGCTGCAGCTCATTGCGCACGTCTTCAGTCGGCCGCCACTGCCAGTCCTTGATCGGATCCTCGACCTCGCCTCCGCGCTTGAATGAGTTAAAGCCGTTGGCCTTGATGCTGTCGCGCATCTGCGGCGTGACGTCGAGGCTGTGCAGGGGCGCAGAGGCGTGATTGATGCCTTCGGCAAAATCGGTGCGCGCCTGTTCAGCCGTGGCGTGTTCAGTGTGCCAATCGCGAACTTCAGGGTCAGCAGCGTTCCATGCCGCTTCTGTGGGGTCGTCAATGTCGCCCGTGTTGTGCGCCATGCTGATGGCGCGGTTCTTGACCTCCGCGGGATCAGGGGCTCCTGAAAGATCGTGCGCGTGCAGGTTGACCTTCGCCTGCGGGTCGTGCTGCTGCGCGAGAGCCTGCAGGCGCTTGGGCAGGATGTTGTCGTAGTAGCCGCGCATGCCCGCGCCGCCCATCTTGAGGCCGTCGCCCTCAAGCTCGTGGTAGAACTCGCCGCCCAGCTTGCCGCGACCCTCGTAGCGTTGCATCCCCTGCTTCAGGATCCGGTCGGCGGCCTCCTTGCCGATGTGCTTCGACAGATCCTCTGGCTTCACGTCCTCGTGCTCAACGCCCCTGTCGTCGTGCGTCGTCGCGTGAAGGTATCCGAGGTCGGGATAGTACTGGATGTTCTTGACCTGTCTGCTCAGGTCGTAACGCTTGTTCTGCTCGTCGCCCGGCGTGACGACGATCTTGTCGTAGCCGCCGTGCGCGGCCTCGTGCAGGACGCGCTTCAGCGCGAGGTCGGTCCACTTCTGGGTGTTGTCGACGTAGGGGCCGCGGGGCAGGCCCGCCGGTGACATGTTACGCTCCGCCAGTTCACGGGTAGCGTAACCGTGGCTGGCATCCCCGTTAGGGGCAACAACACTCCACGTTCCACTAGGCTGCTGGACTATCTGCTCGCTCCCGAAACCCCGTTCGCGGCCCTGCTGGCCCCAGTCGCTCTGGGCCTCCTCAAGGTGGAGGATCTTCTCGCCGTTCGGCCCCACGCGGTCGGACATGCGGACGTGCGCGAGGACGTTAGGCGTCTCCCAATGGCCGCTCTTATATTCGTCGTCAGCATCTGCGATTGCGTTGTGTTGCTGCTCTAAGTCAGCCCATTTAGCTCTTTCTTCAGGCGTGAGCTGGGCTACAGACCGCCCTTTCAACAGCGCATCACCTTGGTCACCGAGGGCGTTCAAACGCGCGCGTTTGTGCTCTTCGCCGCCGGGCGTGTGCAGCAGCACCTCGCGATAGTTCTTGCCGCCGGGGAGGGTCGTCTTGGGGTCGTGGAACTTGGTCGCGGTATTGCGCCCCTCGCCGCCAAGCTGCGTCTCCTGCAACGGCAGCGCATTGTCCTCAAGGTGCTTGATCACCTCCTCTCGGGGAAGGGCCTTCGAGCCCAGCGTGTCGAACTTGGAGTGCTTCAGCTCGTCGGGCTTGATGCCCGGCATCGCCGCGTACTGCTGCGGCGTCGCCTTGGCCTGACCCTTGGACTTGATGATCTTCGCCGCGCCGCTGTGGAGCTTGAAGGGCGGGACGGAGCCGCCTTCGGCGTAGTGCGAGGGGCCGATGTACTTGCCGCCGCCGGGGCCGCTGTAGCCGCCGCCTCCGGGGGTCGGGTCCATGCCCCCGCCGGGCCCCGGATAGATGTTGGCGATGCGCCGCAGCAGGGCGCGCTGGTCGCGGGCGATCATGAGGGCGCGCTTGGTGGCGCTGCCGCCCGCGGCCTTGCCGATGTCGGCCTCGTTCGGGTCGTACGTGCCGCGGTTGCCGATGGCGCTCTTGATCTGCGTCGGATCCTTCAGGACGACGGCGACGTCGCCGCCCTCGGGAACCCAGCTGTCGTAGCCCTGCGCGCGGAGCTGGTCGAACCACTCCGACTGAGCCTTCTTGTAGTTCTCGGTCTTGAAGCTGTCCGGCAGCGGCCCTGTGTGCGACTTGCCCAGCTTCAGGTGGACCGGGATGACACGGCTGCGCGTGTTGGTCTTCACCACGTTCCAGCCGTCACGCTTGTAGCCTTGGCTGTCGTTATTCTCGGCGTACATCGACGCGCTCTTCGGGTCGCGTGCGAACCACGCGCCGTGGCGCCCGATCTTGAACTTCGAGAAGTCGACGTCCTTCGACGTGCCGTGATACCACCTCTCGGGCGCGCCGCCCCACTGGTCGAACGCCTGCTGGCGCTCGGGGCTGCCGACCTCATGCGCGATCATCAGTGCGCGCCTGACGTCCTTAGCCATCCGGCTTCGCCTTCAACGCCGCCAGCATGCGCTCGTGACCGTGCTGCGCCTCGCGCTCGGTCGTCGCGTGCGCCTGCGATGTCTTGGTCTTCATTAGGTCGCCCACCAGCTTCAGGTTGGCCTCCTGCAGGCTCGCCTGCCGTTCGAGGTCGCGGTTCTCGTCTTCCTTGAGCGCACGCTCCTGCTTGAACTGCACGTCCTTGGCGTTGGATGCAACCTCGGCCGCCTTCAGGGCCATCTCTTGGCTCTTGTCCTCGGGCGGCGCCAGCCCCGTCGGGGGCTTGCTGGCCTCGATCTGCAGCTTGGCCTGCCCGAGCTGACCTTCCTGCTGCAGCTTGGCCTGCTCAAGCTGCATCTTGCCGGCGTCGGCCTGCGCCTTCTGCTGGAGCGCCTCGCGCTTGATCTGCTGCTCGCCGTGCTTGAGCTTCAGCTCCTCCATGCCCTGCTGGACTTCCAGCGGTGGCTTGTTCATGGCCGCGGGCGGCACGAAGAACTGTTCCGGGTTGTTCCAGCCCAGCGCCTGCAGCGCCGCCGTGTCGACGGCGATGGGGTCGTACAGGGACGGGCTCGAACTCTGCAGCTGCTTGAGCGCCATGACCTTGATGATGCGCTGCGTGTGGCTCGCCGTGTTCGGGTCGGCCTGCGGCACCAGCGACTGCGAGTACATGTCGAGCGCGTCGCGGAAGGTCTTCTCGTCCCACGCGAAGGCCGGCTTGCGGTTGCGCTGCCAGAAGCTCTCCGGGTTCTCCTTGAAGCACTTGACGAGGAGCTGGAACTCCTCGGCCTGCGCCGCGTGCATGCGCTTGTGGACGCTGTTCAGGATCTTCTGCGCTTGCTCGATCAGGGCCAGCGTCGTGCCCACCGGCGCGTCGGAGCGGCCCTCGCCGACCTGCTGCTCGCTCGTGCCGCCCAGCCGGGCGCCGGTCGTGGCGATGTTGTCGACGAGCGTCATCAGGGCCGCGCTCGGCTCCTTGTACGGGAGCGGCATGATCGCCTGACTGAGCGGCATGCCGCCCGTCTTCACGAGCGCGCCGCCGCCCGGCGGGACGCGGAAGATGTTCGTGTTCTGCCGGCCGCCGGCGTCGCTGAAGAGGAAGCCGGGGAAGTTCGCGTACATGCCCGCGTCGAGCAGCTCGCGCCACGCCGCGGTGATGGCGTTCGTCGTGTTGCCGAGGATGTGCAGCAGGCCGATGGGGTAGAAGCCGAAGCCCGGCACGAACGTGTAGGGGACGAACACGGGCCGCGCCTCGGGCAGCTCGGCGGTGTCCTCGTCGTAGTTGCGGACGATGGACAGGATCTGTCTGGAGCTGACGTCGAGGGTCACGCGCCACGGGATTTCGAGGCCGCTCTCCTTGCCCTTCCACTTGTGCTCGTAGCCCTTGATGTTCAGCTCGCAGTAGCACTCGTAGATTTCGCGGTCGCGGTCGTCCGGGTTCAGCGCCTCGGGCTCGACGCCCTGCTGCGACTTCTTCTCGCGCTGCGCGCTGTCCAGCGTCTGCGGCATCGGCGTCGAGAGCGGCACGTCGCGGTAGGCGCCCAGAATCTGCAGGCGCTTCACCGTCGAGGGCCGCATCTGGACGCGGTGCGTCACGCGCTTGGCGCTGCGGATGTCGGTCGCCGCCGCGTTGACGATCAGGTCTTCGGCGTCGACCGTCTCGCTGATCGGCCGGTTGCGCAGCGGACAGAAATACACTTTCTTGAACGAGAGGCCGCCGAAGCCGAGCATCAGCAGCATGCGGTCGGTGTCGGGGTAGTACTCGGACGCCGTGACCGTCAGGTAGTGGTTGAGGTCTTTCTCCAGCGCGTCGGCCATGCGGTCGGTCTGGAACGTGCCGTTGTTGTCGTCGACGCGGATCTTGACCGGGCCGTCGGTCGGGAGCAGCTCGGAGCGGGCGTTGGCTTGAAAGCGCAGCACGGCTTCGAGCAGCAGCGGGTGGCGGACGCGGTTCATGCCCTCGACCGGCGCGCCCTCGGCGGCGCCGCCGATGCCCGGCACTTCGATCTTCAGGCCCAGCAGCTTGATGCCCTGCGCGCGGTCCTCGATCCACTCCTTGCGGCTGTCGAGGTCGTCGCCGACGCCCCGGATCAGGTCGTCGGCAATGCGCGACAGCTCGGCGTCGTCGATCTTGTCGATCAGGTTGTTGAACCAGCCGCCGGTGCCTTCCTTGGCGCTCTCTTCGACGGGCTTGCCGTCGAGGCTGATCGTAATGCTACCGTCGTCGTGCTCGATCTGGATGACGTTGCCCTGATCGTCGAGGTGTTCGACGTCGGCGCCCTCGGGCGCGTCCTCCACGACGATATCCTCGCCCGGCGGCATCGCGTCGGGTTCAGGTTTGATCAAGCGGATGTTTGGGCTAAGGCCCGTCGCTGACGCCATTCAAAAACCTCGTGGAGTGCAAAGGTACCACACTGTGCGCGGCTCATACTACTGACAGACTGTCAACAGTCGAACCGGGTTCGACTGTGATTTTTCAAATCCCGTACAGGTTCGCGGGCGGCGCGCCCCTGTGTTTGAGACTCTCGCCCACCTCGGAGATGTGCTCGCTGCTGCGGGTCAGGAGCCCCGCGCGGCGCATGTAGGTCAGGGCCTGCGATGCGGTGTCCATGATGTCGTCGTGTTTCCCGCGGGGGAACGCCGTGCACTGCGCAATGGTCATCTCGGCCCACTGGCGGTCGGGCGCGAAGACCATGCCCTCCGCGAAGATGTGCTGGATCGCGTAGACGCGGGCGACCTTGTCGATTGCGCCGGGGTTGACGAGCTGGACCGCGAAGTCCTCGTAGCCGAAGAGGCGGCGCAGCTCCTGCGCGACGCTGTGGCCCGCGGCCTTGTCCTCGATCAGGAGCCGGTCGACCTTCATCTCCTTGCACGTCTTGGCGACGCGCTGGACGAGGTCGTGCAGTTCGAGCCGCTCCTGCCACGCGTTCATGAGCATGACCTTGGGCGCCTGATTACCGTAGTCGCGCGGGTCGATGTTGACCAGACGCTCGCCCCGGATCACCTGCTTCGAGGGCTGCGCGACGGTGTCGGTCGTGAAGATGCCCCACACGGTCAACGCAGAGAAGTCGTTCTCCTGCTTGGTCGTGAACGCCGTGTCGAGCGAGGCCAGAACGTAGTCGAACTGCGGGAAGTGCGGCGCGTCGTGCAGCTGCCACCAGTCGCGCTTGATGATGCCGCCGCCCTTCGGCTCCGGGCGCTGCTGTAGCTGGCCCGCGGCCTTCCACGGGCCCAGCCGCTTCTTCAGCACCTCCACCTGCTCGGTCGCGAACCGTTCGGGCCACAGCAGCTCGCCAGCCTCGGTGCGGGGGTCTTCCCAGCCGATGCTGGTCACGACGCTGCGCTCGGGCTCGAACTCCATGGGCAGCATGAGGTGCGTCCAGCCGTCGTCGGTGTCGAGGATGTGGCCCGTGAGGTCTTCCTCACCCAGCCGCTGCTGGATGACGATATAGGCGCCGGTGCGGGCGTCGTTGAGGCGCGTGCTCATCGTGCCGTCCCACCAGTCCTTGGTCGTCTCGATCAGCGCTTCGGACAGCGCCTCGTTCGCGGCGTTCGCATCGTCCACGATTATGATCGACCCGCCCTCGCCTGTGACGCGAGCATCTACTGCAGTAATCAACCGCTCGCCGCGCTTGTCGTTCTGGAAGCGCCCCTTGGTGTTCTGGTCGCCGACGAGTTGAAAGCGGTGGCCCCACAACCTCTGGTACCAAGGGCTTTCGATCAGGCGCCGCGTCTTCACGCTGTCGCGCATCGCGAGGGACATCGCGTAAGACGCGTGCAGCAGCGCCACCTGCGGCCCCGACACCGGGCCGATCTCGCGCTGCGTCCAGACCCACGCCGGGAACGCGACGCTGACGAGGGTTGACTTTCCGCAACGAGGCGGGACGTTGATCAGCAACTTGCGGATGTCGCCGTCGGCAACCGCTTCGAGGTGCTCGCACATCGCCTCAAGCGGCCAGCCGTGTGTGAACGGCGACGGGTCGATGTACTTCCACGCATGCTGGAGGAACGTGTACAGCGATGTCTCGCACTCCACGCGCTCGATCTCGCGCAGCGTCTCGAACGGGTTGAGGTCCGCTAGGTTCATACCCGCTTACGGCGAGTGCGCGAGGGCGTGTTGCGGCGCACGCGCGCCTCGATAGCGTTCCGCAGGTGCCACCAGTCAAACTTCGACTGCAGGATCTCGTCCTCGGTCACGGCGCGCCCACAAGGCCGCAGTAGCCCTCTGTCGGTGGCGGCGGCGGATCCTGCATGACCATGCTGCTCCCCTCCCAGCGCACAAACGCAGAGGCCTGCAGCCACCGCCACGCCATGCAGTCAGCGCCGATGCAGTATCGTTCTTGGTTCGCCGGCGAGCCGGCCCCGGTGTCGCGAACCTTGCCGCAGCCGTTGGGGCCGCAGCAGCGTTTCGTGTCGGTCACGGCTTGGCCTCGAAGTACTGGCCCGCCGGCCCGCAGATGGCCCTGTCGGATCGCGGGGGGCCGAAGCGCTCGCTGTAGCAGTACCGGGGGCCGGGCGTGGTCGCCTCGTCAATCGGGCGCCCGCACATGTTGATGCCGTCGGTATTCATCCAGCGGTGCGCGCAGTCGATGCAGAGCTTGTTCACTGGACCCT